CAAGGTCGGGATCGGCCGGCGGAGCGGCCAGGTCTATGCGGTCATTGGGCCGGGGACGGCGTTCAAGATGGTCCGGCCGCGCGGGGCCGGGCGGGGCGCCCCGCGGCAAAAGCTGCTGTTCAAGGCCGGCCGGTTCGCCACGAAGGGCGGGAAAAGCGTGCTGATCGCCCCGCAGTATTACGCCCACCTGGTGGAGCTGGGAACCAGGCCGCACGCGCTCGGCAAGGGGGGCAGTCTCGGGAAGGGCGTGCAGTCCGGCCGGCTGCACCCGGGGGCCAGGGCTTACCCCTTCCTGGGGCCGGCCTTCCGGTCCCGGTTGGGCGAGGCCAGGGCCAACATCGCCCGCGTGCTGAAATCCGAACTGCTGGGGGCGGGGTGACATGGCGGCCGTCAGTATCGAGGAGGCCCTCCGGGCCTGGCTGGCCGACAGCGCGGCGGTCGCCCCCCTGGTGGGCGCCACGCCCGGCGTGGCCGGCAGCGGCCAGATTTTCAAGGAGTCGATCCCGCAGACGGCGGTAATCACCGGGAGCCAGGGCGCCATCGCCTACCAGGTCGCCTCCGACGCCCGCGGCCGGACGCTGGCCGGGATCGACGGCGACAAGACGGCCCGCGTGGTGCTGACCCTGGAGGCCGCGAGCGAGGCCGCGCTGAGCGCGCTCTGGCAGGCGGTCTGGGGCACGCCCCTGGCCCCGGGCCTGGACGGGGTCACGGCGCGGCAGTTGGGCGCGGGGGCGGCCCTGGTGTGGGCCCAGTACGTCCGCCTGGAGGACCGGCCCGAGGATTTCGTGCCCAGTCCCCACGCCGCCGACGCCGGGACCTTCCTGGCGCACCTGGCGGTCCACGTGAGTTACCACTCGCCCTGACGGGCTGAATCGAGGCAGACATGGCGAACGCCGAGCACCTTCACAGCGCTGGTTCCAGCCTGGGGTACAGCACCACCAACAGCGGTTACACGCTGCTGACGGACCTCAAAAAGGTCCACGCCCCGCCCCTGGACCGCAACGACAGCAAGGACACCTCGCTCGACTCGGCCAACATGTTCGAGCAGTCCACCCCGGGCTGGCGCAAGGTCGGCGCCGCCACCTTCGAGGTGTACCTGACGCGCGCCCAGTTCGCCGCGCTCCAGACGATCTACAACCTCAACTCGATCAGCGCCGTCTACTACTGGCAGCTGACCGTGCCCAAGCTGAGCACGGAGAGCGCCGCCTCGAACCTCGTCTGGCAGGGCTACGTCAAGACCCTGGCGCTGTCCGAGGGCTCGACCGACACCGACGACAAGTACGCCGTGACGGTCACGATCACCGGCAGCTACGGCTATACGTGGACCCAGGGCTCGTAGTGTCAACAGGTTGTCAACAGGATCCGCCATGACTCACGACGACAAGCAAAGGCATTTCGACCTGCTCTGCGCCGCCCTGACGGCGGCCGGCGTCCTGGAGCCGGGCGTGCCCATCGGCGGCCCGCACTCGCCCACGCTCTACCACGAGCCGGTGGGCGCCCACGAGGACGGCCGCGAGCGGCGGCCGCTCTACCAGGTGCGCTGGGACCCGGCGCCCGCGCCCGGCCGGCCGCACGTCGAGGGTGTCTGGCGCAAGGGCGTGAGCCCGGACGACCCGGCGCGGCAGAAGTTCAAGGAGTTGCTCGGGGCGTTCCTGTCGGAGGCGTTGGCCTGACGGAAAACAGGCGTCCCACATTGCCACGAAACTATGGGAATTCCCATAGTTTCCGATTCGCGAAAGGTGACCCATGCCCCGCAAACTGCTCGCCGGCCTGCTGCTGCTGGCGCCGGCCCTGTTTCTCGCTGCCGACGCCCGCGCGGCCACCCTCACGGTCACGGTGATGAGCCGCGCCGGGCAGGACGTGACGGCCCTGGCGGCGTCCGCCGACGCCGCGAAAACCGACAAGTGGCTCAACACCGGCGCGGAGTTCTTCGTCATCGTCAACGGCTCGGGCTCCCCCACGACGGCGACGCTCAACCTGGGCGTGGGCGGCATCGTGGACGGGCAGACGCCGAGCGCGCGCACCGTGACCGTGCTGGCCGGGCACACGGCCGTCATGGGGCCGTTCCCGACCAACTTTTACAACGACTCGAATGGTTACGCGTCGATCACTTACTCCGCCGTGACGACGGTCACCGTGCTGGTGGTGCGGCCGGGGTCGTAAGTTCCATTCTTTCCATTCTTTTCCCACGTCATGAATATGAAACTGCGGGACCGCATCCTGGCCCCCCGGCCGCGCCGGCGGGAACCCATCGACCTGCCCGAGCTCGCCGACGTGCTGGGCGGGGAGAGGCTCTACGTCTGGGAGATGAAAGGCACGGAGCGCGACGAGTACGAGGCCGGGCTGGTAACCTTCAGCCCCGACGGCAAGCGGCGCGAGACCAACCTGGCCAACGTCCGCGCGAAAATAGCCTGCAAGTGCCTGGTCACTGAGGCGGGCGAACGCGTGTTCACGGACGCCGACGCCGAGGCGGTGGGCGAGCTGGGCGCCGCGGCCCTGGACCGCATTTACGAGGCCGCCGCGCGGCTCAGCGGCATGCGGCGCGGGGACGAGGAAGAGGCAAAAAACGCCTCACTGCCGACCCCCGCGAGCGCCTGAAATACCGGCTGGCGCTGGCCCTGGGCTACGCCAGTCCGGCCGCGATGCTCGCCGCCATGACGGCGCGCGAGTGGTGGGGGTGGCAGGTCTACGGCGCCCTGGAGCCCTGGGGCGGCCGCCAGGATGATTTGCGCTGCGGGATCCTGGCCAGCCTGATCGTCAACTGGTCGATGAACCGGGACCCCGAGGCCCGGCCGCTGGTCCCGGCCGACTTCTTCCCCGGCCTCAAGGAAGACGAGCCGGAAAAGCCCCGGCCCCAGACCCTCGAGGAGCAGGCGCTGCAACTGGACATGATGGCGGCGGCCTTCTGCGGAGCACCGTAATGGCGAACATCGGCAACCTCAGCGTCACCCTGGGCCTGGACGGCGCCCAGTTCCAGCAGGGCCTCCAGGACGCCGAGCGCTCGGCCCGGAAGAACCTGGCCTCGATCCGCGGGCAGATCGACACCTTCGGCATGTCCTCCAAGTCGGCGGAGGCGTTCCGGCTGCGGCAGCAGGGGGTGTCCGAGGCCACGATCGCCGCCACGGCGGCGGCCAACCAGCAACTCGACACCATGCGCCGGCAGCAGGGCATGGCGGAGCGCCTGGGCGCCGCCGTGGCGCGCCTCACGGGCAGCGGCGCCGCGGGCGACGTCGTTACGGCCGTCGGCAACCGGCTCGCGGCCCGGTCCGCCGCACGCGTTGCGGCCGCGGCCGCTCCCGCTCCCGTTCACGCCGCGCCGGTCGCCGCCGCGGGCGTAGCCTCCGGCGCCGCCACCGCGGCCGCCCGGATCGCCGGCAACGCCGCAGCCTCGAACGTCGCCACCGCGGCGTCAGGTCCCGCCGCGGCTGCCGCGCCCGGCCTGGGCCGCGCCGCCGCCACGGGCGCCGCCGCCGGCGTCGGCCGCGCCGCGGTTATGGGGGCGGGCGCGACACTCGCGGGCCGCGCCCCCGTGGCCGCCGCGCCGCCTACCATCCCGCCCGCCGCCGCACCGGCCGTCATCACGGCAGCGCCGGCCTTTGGCGGCCTCGCCGCCGCCGCGGGCGGTGTCGTCACCGCGATCGGCGCCACGACCCTGGCCGTCGGCGGCGCCGTCATCGGGTTCGGCCTCCTGGCCGCCTCCGGCGTCAGGAACATCGCCACGCAGGCCAAGCTCGCCCAGCGCTTTCAGATTTCGACGGAGGCCGTGGCGGGCCTCCAGCTGGCGGCCGGGCGCGCCGGCCTGGACATGGACGCCCTGGGCGGCACCCTGCAGATGGTGCAGCGCCAAATCGGCCGGGCCGCGACCGGTGCGGGGCCGGCACATGCCATGTTCCAGACCCTGGGCCTGGACGCGCAGCAACTGGCCAACACCCCCCTGGACGAGGCCCTGGGCCGGATCGTGGACCGGATCAACGCCCTGCCGCGCGCGGCCGACCGCGCCGCCGCCGGGTTCATGGTCTTCCGCAACCAGTGGGCGGACGTCCAGAAGCTGGGCGGCTCGGCCGGCCTGGAGGCGGCGCGGCAGCGGTCGCAGCAGCTCGGCCTGACCGTCTCGCGCCCGGACGCGGCGGCCGTCCTTTCCTCCCAGCGCGCCATGCGCGGGGCGGGCGCCGACGCCGGCAGCGTCTTTCAGTCCGTGGCCAACAGCGCCGCCATTTCCGTGGCCCCGGCCATCACCGCCGTCAGCGGGTTCGTCAGCGACCTGGTGCTCAAGCTGCAGCCGGTCATCCAGATCGTGCGCGACGTGGTCGGCTGGGTCGGGCGAACCATCAGCGGGCTGGTGGACGGGGTCGGGGCGGTCTTCTCGGCCATGGCCCCCGCCTTCCAGGCCGTCATCGGCACGGCCGGCGCGCTCTGGGACGTGGTCAAGGGCATCTTCGGCACCGGGCAGGGGCTGGGCGAGACGCTCAAGGGGGTGGGTCAGGTCGTCGGCTCGGTGCTGGCGCCGGTGTTCCAGGCCGTCGCCACCATCCTGGACGGCATCACGGCCGGCGTGGGCGACATCGCCGACGCCGTGGGCTCCGCGTTCGGCGCCCTCAAGGCCGCCGCGCTGGGCGTGTGGGACACGCTGCAAGGCGTCCTGGGCACCGGCGAGGGCCTGGGCGAGACCTTCCGCGCCGTGGCCGCCTTCGTCGGCACGGCATTCAAGGGCGTGCTGGGCGTGGTCGCCGACGCGGTCCGCGGCATCGCCGGGGCCGTGGGGCCGGTGTTTGAGCAGATCGGCGCCGCCGTAAGCTCCGTGGCGGCGACCCTGGCCCCGGTGTTCGAGCCGATCCTGGACGCCTTAAGCAGCGTGTGGGACGCGCTGAAAGGCATCTTCGGCGACGTCAGCGGCCTGGGCGGCGTGTTCAAGGTCATCGGCACCATCATCGGCACCGTGGTCCAGTCCGCCCTGTTCGGGGTGGCGCTAGTCATCCGCGGCATCGTGGAGGTGGTGAGCGCGGTCCTGGGGCCCGCCTTCGCGGTGGTCGGCGCCGTCGTGCGCGGCATCGCCGACGTGGTGGAGTGGATGGTCGGCCTCATCCGGTCCGCGCTCAACTGGGTGCGCGGCAACGGCTTCCAGAGCGGCCGGCCGGCATCGGCCCCGACCCCGGCCGCCGCGGCGGCGGCAACCCCGGCGGCGCCGGCGGCCCACGCCACCCCGGCCATCACCCCCGCCGAGTTCGCCCCGCTGGGCGCCCTGCAGCTGTTCGGGAAGCTTCAGGAGCGGCTGACCGAGCAGGCCCAGACGCTGGGCCTGGCCACGGACGCGGTGGCACGCTTCAAGCTCGCCCAGGAAGGCGCCACCAGCCAGATGCTCAAGACGATCCACGACCTGCAAATGGCCGTGGCCCTGGGCACGATCCGGGAGGCGACCCGCAACCAGGTCCGGGACACCGGCGAGGGCACCGCGGCGACCCTCCAGGCCGCGCGCAACCCGATCGCCGAGGGCATGCTGCACTTCGAGCAGCAGGCGCGCGAGCGGCTGCGCGGCGTGGAGGACCAGGGGCCGACGGCCGACGCCATCCGCTCGCTGATCCAGCTCTCCCAGCGGACCGTGACTTCGGGGCGCGTTCAGGGGGAGGGCGACGACGCCTTCACGGCCCGCATGGAGCGTGAGCGGGCGTTCCAGGCCCGGCTGCAGGCGCGGCTCCAGCCGCTCAACCAGGCCGCCCAGGCCCAGGCCGCCGCCCAGCTCGGGCCGGAGCGCGCGCAGACGGCCGCCGCCCTCCAGGGCCAGCAGTTCGCCCAGCTGTTCTTGCAGCTCAGGAGCCCGCTGGAGATGTTCCGCGACAACGTCGAGCGGATCAACCAGACGCTGCCCCGCATGACGCCGGAGATGGGCGCCGCCGCCGGCGCCGCGGCCCAGGCCGGCATGCAGGCCGCCGCGGCCGCTCTGGGCGGGCTGGGCGGCATCGCCCTGGGCGGCGCCGCGCCGGCGGCGGGCGCCGGCGCGGACCACGCCGGCGTCATCGAAGACACCCGCGCCCGGGCGGTCCTGGACCTCATGAACCGCACCGAGGGCCAGCTCGGCCTCAACCGCCCCACGCAGCTGGCCCACGCCCAGGTGCAAGGCGGCGGCGGCGCGGTGGACACCATCAACCGCGCCCGGCTGCAGGGCGAGAGCGACCGGCAGACGCCCCAGGAGCGGATCGAGCGCATCAACCAGGCCCTCCTGGAACGCCAGCAGGTCCAGGAGGGGATCCTCCGCGACATCCGCGAGTTCCTGCGCCAGGGCGGCCAGGTCGTCAACAACTTCTAGGCGGCCATGGCGCCGTTATCCTATGACCGTCCTCGGCGTCAAAAGAATCGGTGACAACCGCCAGGGTGACGTCAACAACAACCAGGACGGCACCACGGACCTGGTGTTCCGCGTGCGGACCAGCCTGCCGGCCGACGGCAAGGCGATCGTCATGGCCGCGGTGGACCCCCTGG